CCCGACTATACGTAGTTCGGAGTCTCGCCCACCTCTCTGATGGAGATGGGCTGCAAGTGTATGCTTGTGGTTGGTTTCCACTCAGGGAGTGTTTTGTCTAGTAGTGCGAGTGCTACCTCGGATGGCACAACAGGATCGTACGATCGGATAGCTTCTATCGCTGCAGAGAATCTGCTATAGCGAAGATGCCAGCTGACTCGTCGTCTGACTTGTGTGGGGTAGCCTCTATCTCGTAGCTCCTGGTTGCTGAAGTTGATCGGTGAGCGAGTGTCGAGCTTTGCTCTCCGCCTCATAGCGGAGATCTGCTTTACCAATCGCTTGCGATCCTTCAGGACAGCATCAGGAGGAATCTCTCGGTGGTGGTGAGCGGCGATTCGATCTTCCTCAGACCTTAGTTTGATCGCTAAGGTGGATAATCGAATCCCGCTTCCGGTGGATGGTTGACGCATGGCCTCATGCATCAACGTACCGGCTTTACTTATTTTCGAGTGTCGTGTAAGAGTTAATCTTTCTCCTAACACGAAGGCTTTGAACGTTGTAAAGTCGGCATCTTTCCGCCCGCCTCCACCCTGAGATATCTTCCCGGGCTGGTTCCCTAGAGCCTGCCGCTGGCTAGTGCGCAACGCCCTCAGGCGTAGCTGACGACTAGCCGGCAGGTTCTTCAGATGATCCACTACGAGGAGTCCCTTCTGTCCGTCTATGGCACGCGAGCCTACGGCCTCGCCTATCCTTACACAAGGTTTGGCGGTCGCCGTGGTGCCTTCGCGTATCACTAGTCGCTCACAGAAGACTCCGTAAGCATGACTACGAAACGATTTCGATTTGTTACTCTTCAGTCGAAATCGCTCGAGGTTAGCTTCGTAGCGGCGGATCATATCGGGTGTCCAGAGACCTACGAGATCATCACCGCATACTTGAAATGATTTTCGATCCGCTCCGGCAGCCTTCGCGCAGAAGGCATTGATGAAGGAGAGGGCAGTCCATCCTGGACCCAAGCCCATAAGCGCGCCGCAAACAGTTTCGAACTGTTTCCCGGCGTGCTCTAGGGTGAAGCTATTGACCACTCGGTCTACTGCTTCATGGGCCCAGTCGGGCATGTCCCCTGCTACGTCTATCACAGCGTGAAGCACGCTGCGTGCCAGAGGGATCGAAATTGGATCAGTCGACTTGCTCAGATCGGCGGAGAACAGTAGGGCCTGAGGATCATTATTCTCTAGCACTACTACTTCGTTCCTGAGCATAGCTCGACTGAATCCGATTCGTTTCAAGTATGGAAGTAGAAGATTAGATAGATTGCGAGCCACCCATACTACGCTGGAGCTATGTAGGGTCGCTACTCTTATCTTTCCATCAGGCTGTACCACCGGACAGATCTTGCAAAAGGTCTGACGACGACTATCCTTAAGTGCCTTCCTGAAGGCCTCTGCGGGGCTGCATACTGCAGGCGCCCGAGGCAGAGACTTCAGGTAGGACGGATTGTTGTCGGAGTAATAGGCCATGAAGATTTTCTTCACGGTCTGCTCTCCAATGGTTACAGGCTTCTGGTTGAGATGGAGCAGCAAGCCTCTGTCTCTCATCTTCCTCGTTGCGTACTCGTCACGCGCTTTTGCGTGTAGGAGCCACTCATCCGTGAGCCCCAAGCGACCGTAACGTTCGTAAGATTCGAGCAGAGCGCCGCCCTTCCCAGCGGGTCTCTCGTAACACGACTTCTTCTGCGGAAGCGCCAACGGTATCAGAGCTGTCCTCTTCACTCCTCTCGTTTCGTCTCTGACGAAGCGCCGGAGCTGTCGTAGCAGCCGCTTTGATACAGGTTCTTCCGCAGTAGTAATTCGTGCTATCGCATCCTCTACTTCCGCCTGGAGTACGTCCTTAGACTGTTTGACAATGAGAGCGCGAGAGAGAGTGCTCGCTAGGAATAGATTCATCACTTTCTTGCCTCGCTTGAACTTGATGTGGTTTGTCCCTAGTATCGCGTCCTCTCTTGCTTTCGCGCTAAGCTCTTTTCCTGTTCGGTAAACTCCCTCATGGAAGAACTTGCGGAGCCAGCGAATCTTCTGAGAAGTAATTCTCAGATTCGCCGGTGCCCGTATCTTCTTAGGGGTCACTTTACCATAGAGCAGTTCAAGAGCTAACTCAATTGCCTCCCAGTTTTTGACGATGTCTCTCCAGTTGCGGTGATGTCTACTAGACAACTTCTTGGCGGCATCCTTATTATGAGGTAACCCGTCAACCAACTTCGTCCGACCCCCCTTGGGGGATAGGACCTGTCCCAGCATGACTAGATCATACGGACTGCGCAGGCGCAGTGCAGTACGT